ATGCTCGGCGCTACGGAGGAAGGTCTCGCGGAGAAGGGATAGGATTTCGTGCTCTGTGACATGGCCCGCCATCGTCAGACTGCCTCGCTCATGGGCCAATAATCCCGAATTTCAATCTCGGAGCCACCTTCGAGTGACATGCCTCGCACGCGCTTCAACACCCTCTCAAACGGCTCCGGGACAAGGCGTAACTGAGTTTCGGCACCAAAAATCCCATGGTAATTCGCGACTACCATTCAGTTTTAAGTCCGTCAAGCGTTTCCTGCTGCGGGTTGCCCCAAAAGTGCGCCAAGGGCGCCTGAATTGGGGTTAGTCTCGGAAAGGGTCTTCGCGGCGTCAACCGCAGCCGGAGCAACCTGCGCCATGGCCGCAGCCTGAGCCGCCTTGGCCTTCGTCTGCCGCATCTTCGTCACATCGTTGATGCTGCGCACCACCTTCGACATAACCTGACCGTTCTCCGCCATGCTCCGCAGAGCTTCATCCAGATCAAGGTTATCCAACGGGTCAGGCGCACCGGATGCCTTGGCGCCGGCCGACATCTGCATGCCTTGCGCAACAATCCCGGCAATCCCGGTGTTGGCCGAGGCCGCTTGGGCGATCTTCATCATCGAAATGCAATCGATTTTGAGTGGCATTCCGATCAGAGACGGCGGCATGGGTTGCAGCAATTTGCGCCGGGCACAGATATCAAGGCCGCGCATCACGGCGGGACTGGCAACCTCGGTGATAAACAGATTGACGAATGGACCCAGGGCCTGCAAACGCTCCAGGTCACGCTTCGTCAGTTCAAGTTCATTCCTGGGTTGCACCCCGGCCATATTGGTAATAGCCATGAACAACGGAACAAAAAAACACTCCTTGATGCGCTCTTGAATTTCGCGAATATCTTCCACCATCGGCGGGAGTGCTGCTGGGTTAATCTCAAATAAGGGCCAAAACCCCTTTTTGCCTCCATCTGTAGCGGTGTATGTAATATTTCCTGGCTGGATGCTGCTCGGTTCGTTCTTCATTTCCGGGTTGGCACCCATCGGAGGGCGAACCAGCTTTTCGATGAACTCGCCCTTGCGCCGGGTTTCGAGTTGCAGTTGCTTGGTGTCGCCCAAACAGTCCATGCCTGGCGAACGGCCATAGGGGTCATTCGATACCACCGACCAGCGCGCTACAAAGAACGGACAGCCGTTGAACCCACGCCGGGACAGTTCGGCCTCCGTTTTCTGGCCTCGGAGCCAATACACCTCACGCCATGTAAAGTGGCCCGGCACGACATTGATCTTGGCTGATCCACGCCGGTTGCTCGACATCGCAAAATTTGGCTCAATCGCATGAGCCACAATCATCTCAATTTCCAGAGACCCGCCGCCCTGCGTCCATTTCTCCCGGACCTGTTCCGGACAGTTTTCCAGTCCAAACATATCCACGATCTGCTGGACAGTAAGAACAAATTCACGGTAAAGCGTATCAACGCTAAGTCTGGAACCAACGGCGAGATAGTACTCCCCGGCACACGGAAGATAGCAGCGCAGGACGTTTTCGGCGTCTTCATACATGATGATCGGGGCGGTGCCGAATGTACTAACATCCTGAAACGCCTGCGCCATCACGTTGTAGAAGTTGGATTGTGCGAACACGTAATAGAGAATGCGCTCCGCATCCTCCAGCCACGCCTTGGCCGCATCATCCAGCTCGATCCAGTCTATGGCAACACCAAGTTTGAACCAGGGGCGCGTCGGAGGCGTCAGACCGGACCACATTCCAGCGGCACAGGTCTGCATCGCAAGGGTCGCGGTGCTGTCCACGATGGTCGCATTCATAGGCACGCCGCGAGTCATATTGTTGGCAACGATAAGCCAATGATAACGCCTTGGCAGTATATATTCCGCCAGCACGTTCCAATACTGCCACCAGCTAAAGCGCCACTCTCTGAGTGCTTTCATCCTGCTTTCGAGTTGTGTATAGATTACATCCCAGTCCCTGCCTTCGTGCTGGGGTTTCTCGATTGCCGGCGGTTGCATCGCGAGAAGCGACGGTCCGGCAAATTCGTAGTGGGCCAGATTGTCGCTCAAATTCAATACCCCAACAACTGGCCGGGCGCAGTCCTCACACTCGAAACCCCCGCCGGCGAGCTATCAATAGTCCCCCCAAACCCGGCCCCGGCAGCCGCGGCAAGCGCGCTGGTTTGCTGCGCTCCGGCTTGCTGGGTCGCGGCGCTGGCCGCCTGGGCCGGCGCTGGTGGCGGTGGAGGTGGTGGCGGAGGGGATGGGGAGCCACCGCCGCCAAACCTGGTTACAGTCCCCCAGCCGTAGTCTTCGGCGTGGTTGATGCCTCTCAAAGCGGCTTCTCCGACAAAACGTGAAACTCCGACCATCCCAAGGCACGCAACAAACCGGACCAGCGGCGCGGCGCCATGGCTTCCAAACGATCGCAGCCCATGGCACGCGCTTGGTTTTCGATGTCTCTGGCGAACCGGAGCCATCGCGTCGGGAATCGGCCCACTGCGGCGATATAGCGAAGCGTCGTCAGTCTTGGATACCGGATCAGTTCGGTCACCATCAGGCAGTCCACGGCGCCATGATCAACTGACAGCCACGCCTGCATCCGCCCCTGATCCAAGGCTTCGACAATATCCGTCACAAGAAATCGACCGCCGCTGCCGACAGCCATTTGTGCAAATTCGGCACGGAGATCGAACCCGCGCCAGTCAGTAACCAAGCAACTGGCCACCGGAAGACCCACCTAAAGTGGTTGAACCACCTGATGCGCCAACCGCCGCGGTTGAAGGTGCGACGGCTTGCGTTGGTGTGGCAGCGGGCGGCGCGGCTGTGACCAGTGACGGGTTCCCGGTCGCGTATTTGCCAAGCTGAGCCGAATAGGCTGGGTCGACCTGAATCACAGCGGCGCTCACCACGGACTCGAATGGAGTCGCGGATGCCCCGCCCGATTTACCAGAACCGCCCACGTGACTACTCCCCGTCATGAATGACGGGGCTTCCGGCCTTGCGGCTTTCGTTTCCTGCTTCCCGGTCTTGCTTAGCGCAGAGGACTCCACAGGCTGACCCCGAACGAGTGTCCTTCGGGGTAGGCAATTGCAATCCGCGATAGAGGATTGTCTCCGACGCATTCAGGTCTGCGTGCTTGGTGTGACCGCAGGCCGTGCAGCGGAACACGTCGCGGCTGATCCGGGATGCCGGGTCGATTTGATGACACACGGAGCATTCCTGACTGGTGCCCATCGGAGGCACCCGCCGCAACTCCGAGCCATACCAAATCGTCTTGTATCCCAGCATCACCGCCGATGTGCCCCATCCAACAGACAGAATCGCGCGGTTCAGACCGGATTTCTGCGCCACATTGACGCCGGGTTCTTCGATAGTCCCAGCCGCCGATGCCGTCATGTTCTTGACGCGCAAATCCTCGATCACGATTAGGCTGTGGTTTTTCGCCAGATGTGTCGTGGCCTTGTGCAGCGCGTCCCGCCTCCGCCTTGCCTCCTTTGCCTTGTACCTGCCAAGCGCACGAACAGCCGCGCGCCGGTTATTCGATCCCCGCTTGCGACGGGAAATGGCTTTGTGCAACCGCCGCTCGCGGAGCCTTTGGCGCTCTGTCGGAAGCGGCACATGCGGCGTCGTGCCATCCGAAACCATGATCGGCACCGCTACACCGCGATCCACGCCAACGGCTTCACCGAACGGTTGCTCCGGTTCGGTAATCTCTACTTGGCACAGGAAGGATGCGTGCCAGATACCGGCTTCGTGGCTCAGCGTGACCGACCTGATCTTGCCTTCGAGCGGACGATGCAACCGCACCCGAAGCGCGCCGTAGTCGCCCTTTTTCTTTCCCATCTTGGGGAGATGGAGCATCACGAATTTAGGGTCGTCGGTCGTCGCGACGTAGAACTGCTTCGGGTCAGGGAACCGGAAACCGTCGTCCTGACCTTTCAGGCGCGGTTGCGGATAGCCTGAGATGCCTTTGAAGAAGCGGTCGAAGGCAGTTTGCAGATCAACCAAGCCTTCTTGCAGGCAGTGATGCGGAATGTCCCGAAGGAAGTCGGCGTGCTCCTTCAGGTCTTTCAGTTCGGCCCGCTGGCCTTCATACCGGATTGACCGTCCGGGCCTGCCGAACATCTCTCGTTGTTCGAGTGCAAGGTTGAACACCAGCCGCACGCACCCGGAGATGCGCGGGAGGAATGCCTCCTGCTCCGGGGTTGGGTAGACGCGGTATTTCATGCCCTTGCGAACGATCATGCAACCATCGTATATTAGGTCTATGGTTCATGCAAGCGACTTTAACGCCGGACGCCACGTTGTTTTCGTCCTACACGCACATTTGGTCTTCTCGACAAAATACCGTCGTGGTGTCCTGACGGATCGCGTGCGGGAGTTCCTTCATCCCGTCATGGCGAAGATATGCACCGACTTTGAAGCGGAGTTGGAGGCATTTGACGGCGAGGACGATCATGTGCATTTGCTGGTCAGATATCCGCCGAAGGTTGCTCTCTCCACGCTGGTGAACAGCTTGAAGGGCGCATCGTCGAGACTGATCCGAAAGGAGAAGTTCCCGGAGGTCTCCAGTCGCTTATGGGGCGATCATTTCTGGTCGCCGAGCTATTGCGTTGTAAGCTGCGGCGGCGCCCCGCTGGATGTGATCAAGCGGTATGTCGAACAGCAGAGAGCGCCAGATCGAAAGAGAAGAAGCAAGAAAGACGCTTGACCCCTCCCTGAAGGGAGGGGGTTGCGCTTAAAGCACCTCATCCGCCCCTAAACAAACGGATCATACTCAAACGCATGCTTCCGGCCCAGAACAGAACCCCGATTTATCTCAGCAAACGGGT